TAGCTGCGTTAGCTGCTGAGGTACTAGCTTCACTAGCCTTAGTTGTTGCCGTCGCTGCACTAGTCGCTGCTGCTGTCTCAGAGGTACTAGCATTAGTAGCTGATGTAGCCGCTGCTGTGGCGCTATTGCTTGCATTAGTCTCTGATGTTGCTGCATTAGTTGCAGACGTTCCTGCTGCTGTAGCTGAACCAGCTGCATTAGTCTCAGACGTTGCTGCGTTAGCTGCGCTTGTAGACGCTGCTGTTGCTGACGTAGCTGCACTAGATGCTGAGGTGCTGGCGGCTGTAGCAGAACTAGCAGCATTGCTTTCACTTGTCGCTGCGTTAGTGGCGCTTGTAGACGCTGCTGTTGCTTGAGCAGTGGCTGTAGTTGCACTAGTCGCTGCATTAGTCTCTGAGGTTGCAGCTGCTGTTGCGCTAGTAGAAGCACTTGTAGCACTTGTTGCTGCGTTAGTCTCAGACGTACCAGCCGCTGTAGCACTGTTAGCAGCGTTAGTAGCAGATGTAGCAGCACCGCTAGCAGAGGCAGCAGATGCTGTTGCAGAGTTAGCTGCGTTTGTAGCGGAAGTAGATGCACCAGAGGCTGACGTAGCAGCATTGCTTTCGGAGGTTGAGGCATTGCTTGCGCTAGTGGAAGCCTCTGATGCTTTAGTCGTTGCCGTAGAAGCGCTTGTAGCCGCGTTAGTTTCGCTTGTAGCTGCTTGTGAGGCTTTAGTAGTAGCTGTGGTAGCCGATGTGCTTGCGTTGCTCTCAGAGGCACTAGAGGCTGTCTGAGAGGCACTAGCAGCTGTAGCTGAGGTAGCTGACGCTGTAGCACTGGTAGCGGAGTTAGTCTCTGACGTAGACGCTGCTGTCGCACTGGCTTCTGCTGCGTTAGCATAGTTCTCAACACCCTGTGCAGAGTTAGCTGCATTGGTGGCTGAGGTAGCTGCTGCATCTTTAGAAGTTGTTGCACTTGTAGCTGAGTTGCCAGCACTAGCTGCACTAGCGGCTGCTTCACTTGCTTTCGTAGAGGCTATAACAGCTTGAACAGTAACTAAGTTAAGAGTGGCATCTGTGTTGGAATCACCAGCACCGCCATCTCCTCTAAATATAGCCATTTTAGCTCCTGCGAAAACAAAGAAAAAGAAAGGGGACTCCGAAGAATCCCCAGTTTGTTACTGCTTAGCCTAAAACTGCTAGGGTAAAGCCTGCTTCTGGACGCATAACCTGACAGCCGTACAGAGTATCAGCAGTGTACAAAGTTCCCAAGAACTCCTGCTTGTACTGAGTCTGTGAACGAACGCTCTGCTGCTCTGCAAGAACATTGGTGTCCTTGTGGATCAACTGTGCGCCACGAACACCAGCTTCGAGGGTAGGTACGTTGCTAGAAACAAGAACGTCAACACCGTATAGGTTACCGATCTTGCCAGTAACAGTGCCTTTGCCGTCTACGAAGTCAGCAGAGTTATAACGCTCAACACCCATGATTGCGTTGCGCAAAGAAGGTGGTACTACGAAAGTACGGCCGTCCATAGGAACGTCTGCATCATCCATCTTCTGGATCAGGCCACGGAAAACCGCGTCAGAGAAAGCACCAATGTCGGCAGTACCGTCAGCGTCATACGCTTCAAGAGCACCGGAAGTGGTGTTAATCTGGAAAGAACCAGAGTTTACAAAGGAAGTGCCGTTGCCGTCACCGAAAGACTTACCCAGAGCAAACAGATCATCATCAACCTGCTTGGCCAGACCATAGCCTGCATCACCAGTGTAGAACTGACGAAGAGAAGCAAGAGCCTGTACTTCGGTAATGTCTTCAATCAAGCGAGAGAACTCAAAGTGCTTGTTGATGTTAATCAGAACTTCTGACTCAACAGTGTTCTGAATCGTTACAGCAACGCCTGCTTGCTTAGCAGTAGCTGTGCCACGAGTAGGCTTAGGTACGTGAATAACATCGCCTTTCTTACCAGTCATGCTCATCTTCTTAACGGCGTTGGCCATAATGAGGTTAGACTTGTATGCAGCGATTACTTCGTCGCTCCAAATTTCAGGGATGAAAGTAGCGGCGCTAGTGTTAGTTACTGCTCCGCCCATGTTGGGATATACTGAAGTTGCCATAATAAATAGTCCTTAAGATTTAATTTTAACGGACTCTCTTCTCAGCATAAGCTCTCTCAATTTCTGGAGATAAAGCCAAGTACCGATCTGGATCGTCCTGCATTAGTTTAATAATGTCCGAACGTCTATAGATCTTCTTAGAAACAGGTTCACCACTTCCTCGTGCTGTGCCCGTAGATGCAGCTTTAAGAGCAGTCTTTCGATTGTCCTTATCGTTTGCAACCGCGTTTCCTACAGCTTGTTGACGTTCCTTCCAATTAGTGAAAAGTTCATCAGCTGCCTCGTGATCATACTGCCTGTCTGCTTGAGCAAAGAGCTGTGTACGAATCTTTGATCCTTTAATCCACTCACCAAACTTAGCGTCTTCTAAAATAGCCTGCATGTCGGGATGACGTTGTTGCAGTGCTGCCATAGCATTAGACTTTTGGTACTGCTGAGATACTGCTTCAGCTTGCTTAATGGAAGGATGATTCTTAATAGCTCTCTCGACAGCCTTGTCGGGATCAGAGAAAAAATCTACTTCTTCTTCGGGTTCTACTGGTGCTGCTTGTTTGGTGTCGAGTTGTGTCTGAATGTAGCTATCAACAACTGAACGTAACTCCCCTACTTCTGAGCTTTGTCTTCCTAGTAGCTTCTCAGCTTCTTGGTGCATCCTTACAATATCTGTGACGCTCTTTCCTTGGTACTTCTCAGGGATTTCCTCTTCAGGAGTTTCCTTTTCAACAGGTTCCTGATGTTCGGCTAGTTCGTTAATGTTGTCTACTGCTTCATCGTCTTCTGGACGCTCGTCGTATAATGTTGCCATTATTAAACTCCGTGATCAAATCATTATGGAGATGTATTATGCAAGGCTTCAGTTAAGAGTTGGCCTTACGTTCTTGTTTCAACTTCTGTGCGCGGTTCTTCATCCATTTATCAGTGGCTCCGTTAAAGTCACCAGAGATAGGATCAAGAGCTGAACGCACAGGAGATTGAATTCTGTTAGCTGGTCTGCGGCAATGTGGACACTCGACTACTCTAGTATCCGAAGATACAAAGTGTTCCTCGATGTGACCACCTGCACACTCAAAATCAAATAGCAAAGCCACTAAGCAGCTTCTTCTACTTCATCTTCTTCGTTAGCTTGTTCTTCAGCCAGCCTAATTTGTTGCTCAAGATTTACAATGTTTCCTATAATAGCCAATTGGCCCTTACGAAAAGACAAATCATCAGCGTCTTTACAAGACTCTACTGAGTTAATAACATTAGCGTTGCTTAGAAGGTCTTGTTGCAGTTGCTTAAAACCATCAGATACAAACATGTCACGGTAAGCACGGTAGTAGTTTTCTAGTTCTTTATCAATCATACTGTTTATCCTTAAGGACAGTGGGTTAAATTACAAGAGGTATTATAGCACACTTTCGCTTAAAAGTCAAGAGTTATTTTGATTTATTGCTTGACTTTGACTTGTTTTTCAGGGTGCGTTGTCCACGCTTAGGTAGTGCTGCTTTCTTTTTAGTCTTTGATTTGCCGCATGCCATGTTATTTCCTCGACTTAGCGCCGGAACACTTCCAGCGTTTACGTGATAAGTTATTAGGCGTGTTAGGATCGTTCTGTTTAGCCTTGGGTAATCCCTTCTTAATGCCTAGACTTCTAGCGCAGTAGCTATCGCCTTTGGAAGTCCCCGGTTTTACGCGAGGGCCTCCACCTTTAGCTTTACCAGCTTGACCGTAGCTAACCTTCTTGCCACTAGCGGTTACTTTAACCTTTGCTTTTCCCTTTCTTGGTGTCGCCACTGGGCTTCTCCTCTTTAGCTTCTAGTTTTTCTAACCGCTTAAACAACTCTTCAAACTTAGCGTTGACTTGTGACACTACGTGCTGTAGATCTCTGTCTGTAATCATAGTGTGTTATCTCCTTGCGGCTGGAAAGTAGATTGAGGTGTTGGCTGAGGTGCTGCCGCAGGCTCTGGCGCTGCTGGCGTAGGCTGTTGAGCCACATTAGCCTCTTTAACAGCTACTTCACGCTCTTTTAGCATCTCTTTAGACACCTTCAGACGTCTCTCAAACTCTTTATCGTCCTGTGTGCCTGCTTGTAGGTTGGTTGTAACAGCCTTAATGCGGTCAATTTCCAGCTCTTGAGGCATAATCTGCGTTTCCATAGCAATCTTCTGCGCTCTAGCTTGTGATTCAGACGCCTGACCGTTAAGAGCAGCGGTTTGTGACGCTTGAAACTGTAGCTGAGCCTGCTGAGTGGCTTGTTGTGCCTGCTGAGCTTCTGGATTAGGCTGATTAGCTTGCTGTAGTGACGCAATAAGCTCTTCACGGTTAGACAAGTTCATGTTGTCAATGATTGATTGTACTAATTGTGGATACATTGGCGTATCTGGAGACATTGTTTGCAGAAGTTGTACCAGCTGAGTTACTTCATACTCACGAGCAATGATGCCCAAAGAGCTAGAAGTCTCAAACTTGTAGTCAGCTACTGGATACATCTCAGGCTCAAACTGCATATAGCGATGAGCTGCTTTTGTAACGAAAGGAATAAGGAAAGATTCTTGGAAGTTGATCAATGTGCGCTTGTGACGCTTAATG